CTTCTTCAGGGTCGGGAATCTGCACCTGGGGCTATACGGCGAGATGAATTCGACGGGTGATGGTAAGGCCATGATCAGCACGGGCTACAGGTGGTAGATGGACGACGTCGACCTCGCCCAGGACAAGCAGGAGATGTTCCGGATGCAGGCGCTGAGGACGCATTTTACAAAGCAGATCGATGAGCCGCGATACGATAACGAAGGCAAGAGGATATGCCTTAGATGCGGGACGCGCATCCTCCAGGCGCAGTTAAAGGCGCTCCCGGATGCCCTGCGCTGCCTGGAATGCCAGGAGAAATTGGAGAGGAGATCACTGTGACAGAAACCGGAGCGGTTGTGACGACCCTTCAGGTTTTGTGCTACCTGATTGACAAAATCGGCGCGGCGCCCATAGTCGCAATATTAATGATCTTATTTTTCGGCCCCTGGGCGTTCTCTTTTCTTATGACGCGGGATCTGGAGAGACGCTTCGGCGAGATGAAGAAAATGTACACATCGAACGTAAAACTCGTCGAGGACTACGCGGAAGTAGCGACGGATCTGAGAAACATTATCGTGATGAACACTCAGGTCATGACGACCATCTCGGAAGAGATCAGGCAGAACCAGTATTGCCCGATGGTGAGAATCAAAAAGGAAAGGGTCACACAACGCGAATCCACAGAGGAAATAAGATGACTGAGCGATTGAAATTCATGGGGCGGCGTCAGGAGAGCGAACTCAAGAAAAAAAGCCTGGAAATAAAAATACAGGGGCTCGTCCAGAATCTCCGCGAAGCGCTCGATCCCTTTGAAAAGACCGAAAAACTGCAGGTGGACAAGATCGCCGCCTGGAGCGTTGAACTGGCGGACGCCCACGATCAGTATATGGAAACCGTCAGCAACCTTGAAAGAATACAAAACATCCTGGGGAGATGACGATGGGGAAAGAGATCGACTGGGAAGTCCGTGAACGGGCGGAGGAACTCTACATCGTCGATGGTCTCACGTTCGATGAAGCGGCACTCGAGACCGGAGTTTCCGTGACACAGTTGAAAAACTGGTCGGCTGCGGAAGGATGGCGGGAAAAGCGGGAAGAATTCCGGGCAGCCAGGCGAGATATCAAATCGACAGTGATGCAACTGCGGAAGGATCTGGCGAAAAAAGCAAAGGACAATCCGGATCCACAAAATATATATGCATTCATCCGGCTGGAAACTATGGCTGGAAAACAGAATAAAAAGCAGGAGACGGCGGCAAAGATCGACCGTCCGGCTCTCTTCCTGGAGGCGATGGAATTCATTGCCGGCATTCTGAAGGATACGGACCCGGAGGGTCTCAAGGTGCTGGCGAAAAACTTTGATTCCCTGATCGAGAAGTTCAAGGCGAAGTATGCAGAAGCGACCTAAGATAACCGAATACCGTTTCGACCAGTGGGTCGACCAGCTGCGCGACTGGATCCGCAAGAGCGTCTCCCCGTTCGAAGACGACACGCCGGAGAAGCAGGCGGAGCGCAAGGAGCGTGCTTCCTGGGACCGGCTGTTCTTTTTCGCAACATATATGCCGCACTACTTTTCCGTAGAGTTTGAGGATTTCCAGGAAGAATGGTCCGATCTCGCGGACATGCGCGACGAGTTCGTTCTCGTCGGAGCCCCGCGCGGGCATGCAAAATCCACCTTCTTCACCTTCGGCGTTCCTATTGATGACATTGTTTTTGAACGCAATCATTTCATTATGCTCATCTCCGACACGAATGACCAGGCGAAGGGTTTCACGATTCCGATCAGGATCGAGCTGGAAGAAAATCCGCGGCTCATCCATGACTTCGGCGAATTCAAGGGACGCAAGTGGGGCGAGGCGGATTTCATAACTGCAAACGGGATCCGCGTCCTGGCAAGAGGCCGCGGCGAGAAGGTGCGAGGCCTGAAGCATATGCAGTATCGGCCGGACCGCGTCGTCATTGATGACTTCGAGAATGACCAGAATGTGAGGAACCCGAAACTGGTGAAGCAGGGCGTGGACTGGATACTCCAGACTGTGCTCGGGTCCTTCATCGGCAGTTTTTCCATGCTGATGGTCGGAAACCTTTTCGCATCACGCTCGATCCTGTCACAACTCATGAAGGAAAAGGATCCCGAGACTGGTGATCCTCTCTATATCAGCCGCGTTTATGACGCCATCCGGGAGGACGGCTCGCCGCTCTGGCCGGCACTCTGGCCCATTGAGAAGCTGGAAAAACGGAAGCGCCAGATGGGGACGGTGCGGTTCAACCGTGAGATGAGAAACAAGGTCACCGATGAGGACAGCCCCATCCGCGAAGCCTGGATACAATACATACCGCAGGCGGAGTTGGCGCCGGAGATCTGGTCAAAGAAAATATGGCGGGTTTCGGCCTTCCTCGATCCCTCCGGGAAAGGAACGGAGACGACGGATTTCAAATCAATCGTCGTCGTCGGCAAGTCCGATGGTTCCGATATCTACGATGTGCTGCATGCATGGATCCGGCATGCCACGGTCAACGAGATGTGGGATGCAGTCTGGAAGATTGACGAAGAGTTCAAATGCGGCGTGGGCGTTGAGATCAACATGTTCCAGGATTTCCTTTTGGATTCCTATCAGCGATATGCCGAAAGGGCCGGACGCTTCGTGAATATGCATAAGGTCATACACACGACGGAGAAAATCGCCCGGATAGTGAATTGCATTTCTCCTCTTGCCGAGTACGGGAAGATCCGCTTTATCAGAGGCCACTCCGACCAGGACGCCCTGGTTGAGCAGTTGATTTACATCATGGATGCAAACGTGCATGACGACGGGCCCGACGCCCTCGAGGGCGCGATCAGTCAGACAAATTCGGGGCCGGCGGCGTCTGCCGGAAGTGAGGCCACAAAGGAAGACTATCACGCGAAGAGACCGGGGCGTGCGGAAAGACTAAATGTAAGGGATGGGATGTCCAATCTGCCACGAGAACGAACGCGGAGGGCGGCATGACGATCATAGGCAAATTGAGCCAGAAAATGTTCGGCGATACAATTGATCGCAGGGTCCAGGAGAAGGTGCAGGCCGCAGTAGACAAGAAGATTGTGGAACTCAAGGCAGCCTCTTATTCAGATACACTCATGGCGCCGGCCCCCGATGCCGACGGCACTGTCTGGAGGCGGCTGACGACGAATCCGAACCGCGATCTGGTGCCTGTACTCCAGGATCGCATGATCGAGATCGCCTACTGGCTGCGGGAGACGAATCCTCTGGCCGGCTGGCTCATCGATATAACCACGTCCTTTATTCTCGCCGAGGGTCTGCCCTACGAGGCGAAAAATGCCGAGGTCAAGGATGTACTGGACGGATTCTGGAACGACCCCATAAACAGGATGCCTCTTTATTTCCCCAAGCATGTGGGTGAACTCCACACATTCGGCGAGTTGTGTTTCCCTGCATTCGTAGCGGCGCAGACAGGCAGGGTGCGACTTGGGTATGTCGATCCCGCCCAGATCATGGATGTCATCACTGATCCGGAAAATGTAAAGGTTCCGATCGGCGTGCTGACGAAAGGATGGATAGGAGAGATAGGCGGCTATGCGCTCACTGCCGAGAAAAAGAAATACCGGACAATTCTCCCGGAGGAAGCCGACTACGTCCTTTCACCTCTGGCAAAGCAACTCCGCGACCAATTCACTGACGGGGACTGCTTCTACTGGTCGATCAACAATGTTTCAAACTCTCCCCGCGGGAGATCGTCATTGCTGCCGGTTTCCGACTGGCTTGATGCTTACGAGCAGTACCTCTTCGACTATGCGGACATGTGGCCGCTTCTCAACAGTTTCATCTGGGATCTGCTCGTCCAGGGCGGTGATGAAAAGGAGATAAAGAAACACCTTGACGCATTCACGAAGAAATCTGGATCCGCCTTCGGGCATAACGAAAAAGTCACGCTGACCGCACTTGCACCGAGACTGCAGGCAATAGATGCGCAGACCGGCGCCAGACTCTTCCGCAATCACATAATGGGACGATTCGGATATCCGGAACATTGGTACGGCGGCGGCGGAGACGTCAACCGCGCTACAGCAGAAGAAATGGCAGCGCCGGCACTGAAGATGCTAAGCACAAAGCAACTTGCCGTCACATACATTCTCGAGGATTTATTCAGGTATCAGATCAGCCAGTCCCGGAAGGCCCGTTATCTCAACGTCTCTGATGACGATGCAAACAGTTACTCAATAGTGACCCCGCAGATGGAGACGAAGGACGTCGGCAAATTGGGAACCCTGGTGCAGGCTATCGCAACCGCCTTGATGACGGCGGAGATGCAGGAATGGATCGACAAGGATACGGCGCGCAGGATTTTCATCGCGGTTACGAATTTCACGGGTGTTGACATCGATATTGAGGCGATCAAGCAAGGCATTCTGGACCAGAACGAGGCAGGCAATTATGCCGATTACAAGAATAAAAAGAAGGCGGCCGGCGGAGGGAAAGAGTGAAGGTATCAGCCGCGATAAAGAAGGTTCTTAAAGAAAAAGACAAGGGCATTGCCTCCGGCACGGGATCCATGCTTGCGATTCTAAAAGATCTGCATAAGCAGGTAATGGCCGAGATGGGGAAGGCCGCACTCGGCTCCTGGGACGCATATCATCTTCACCAGGTGTTGGACGCAATCGAGTATCAGATGGCTAATTTCACATTAAAATCAAAAGCGGAGTTGGCCGGCCTTCTCAAGGAGGCATGGGGCTATGGCAAGGACCTTGTAGACGCGCCCCTCGCCGCAACCGAGATCCATATGGGCGCGCATCACCTTTCGACATCCGTTTTGGACACAATGACCGATTACGCGAATGATTATTTGCAAAACCTCTTTCATGACGCCTGGTACAAGGTCAAGGGCGAGATTACCCTGGGGGTCGTGGGGGGTAAAACGCCGCAGGCAGTGGCCGATGCGATAGGGACGACCATAGAAACCGGAAGGTTTAAAAGTATCAGGGGGCGCGCGGAAACCATCACTTCGAACGAGATGGGGACCGTATTCTCGAAGGCGACGCAGCTCAGGATGGAACAAGCCACCGGCCAAGTTCCCGGGTTGGAAAAGCAGTGGCTGCACGCGGGCCATCCGAGAAAGCCGCGATTGCCTCACCTGATTGCCGATCAGGTCCACGTTCCCGTGAATCAGCCTTTTATAATCGGCGGCGTCAAGATGATGTTCCCCCGGGATCCCGCAGCGCCTCTTATAGAGACGATAAATTGCGGATGCGATCATGTGCCGTTTCACGCCAGCTGGGGCGAAGCAAGGAAGGCGGAAAGACAGGCGGCATAGCGCCGTAAATTATAAAACGCAAAACTTAATTTCCGAAGGAGGATACTTGAAATGGCCGAAAAAATCGATCCAAAGTACCTGGAAGGTTTGAAGTTCAATTTTGTAGAGCAGAGGAAAGCCAAAAAGGACGGCCGCGATATAGTCCAGAATATTCCCCAGCAGAGGGCATTGGCTCAGGAAGACATCCTCGACTGGAAGGACTACGGAGACAATGTCGTGATCGTTACTATGGACGGCCAGAAGATCACTGTCTCAAAGAAGGGCAACGCTGACCCTCTCGCGGCCATGACCGTTCCCGACCTTAAGGCGCTCCTCGATGAGAAGAAGATCGAATATCCGAAGGACGCGAAAAAAGCCGATCTCATCGATTTGGCAAAAAAGGCGACTGCGTCGTAAAAAGACAATCTTTGCAGCGCGAGCGAGGAGATTAACATGAAAAAAATACGTAAAAAAATCGTGAGACTTCTCGGTGCCGCGACGTCTCCCGAAAAAGATGCACAGGCGGCGCGATCGAAGAAGTACGGCATCTCCGTCCGCGACGACGGCAATGTGACGAAGCCCCCGCAATGGGCATCAGTCCCCGATTCACAGTGGCTTGATCCTGTCAATTACGCATATCCATGCCCCGATGAGGCGCAGACCAGGGCGGCCGCACCCTACTGGGGGAAGGCGGAAGATAAAGCGAAATACTCCGAAGCGGATCAGAAGGTCATAGACAGTCGCCTGGCAACGTTCGAGAAGAAATTTAAGATCGGGATAGCCGTCACAAAGGGCGCGGCGGCCGGGAAACAGCCGAGTTTCGATGATATCCGCGATATGATCTACGCAGGACTCCCCGATGGATGGTGGATCTGTGAAACATTCCCCGATTACGTCATCGTCGAAAACTCGAACACTGGTGACGACATGTGGCAGATTCCCTATACCATTTCCGTAGACGGCGATCAGGTCACCCTCGGGGAGAAGGTCGAGGTCGAACGGCAGTACGTGAAAGTTGAGGCGGCGGCAAGAATCACAGCGTCAGTACTCGACAAGAATGATCCTAATTACGGCTATAAATGGGAGGTGCAGATCGCGGAGGCGGGGCCAGACAAACAGGGCATCGCCAACTATCCGCTTGCGGTGTTACAGGCCGCAGCCCCCATTTACGAAGGTGCACGGGTATTTGCTCTATCGCAGGGACAGCACGATGATCCGGCGAATCCGTATGGCAAATCGGTCCGTGATCTCGCTGGTTGGCTTTCAGACTGCAAGGCGTGTGCAACAGGCGTGAAGGGCATATTCAATATTTCCAAAACCGCCAAGTGGCTGAGAGACATGGTGGTAGACGCCTGGGAGCGCGGGAAAAAGGATCTTGTGGGTCTTTCCCATGACGTCCTGGCGGCATATAGCAAAGGCAAGAACGGCATGAAAGAAGTGGAGAAGATCGTCAGGGTCGACTCCGTAGATGTTGTCTATGATCCCATCGCTGGTGGGAAATTTTTAAGAATGGCCGCAGCCAGAACGGCGGGCCGGAAGGAGGAGCAGATGATTGAAAGATTATTGGCTGCCCTCAAGGCGCAGAGGCCCGACCTCTATGCGACCATCGAGGGAAAAGTAACAAGCAAGACCGTAACTGAAGAAGAAGTCCTGGAGCTTCTCACGAGAGGTTTGACGCCGGCGGCGGACACCGATGCGCGTATCCAGGCGGCCGTGAAAAAGGCTCTGGCCGATGGCGGAAATGTTGCCGAGGTTCAGAAGGTCCTTAACGACGCAAAGATCGTCGCCTGCGGCATGACCCTTAATTCCGAATTGAAGGAGTCGGGCCTCCCCGAACTCTCTCAGGTGCGGGTCAAGAAGCAGTTCGAAGGTAAATTCTTCGAAGTCGATGCTCTGAAAGCCGCGATCAAAGACGAAAAAGAATACGTCGACAAGATCACCGGGTCAGGATCCGTATCAGGATCCGGGCAGATCCGGCCGGGCACTGAGGAGCCGGAACGCGTCCAGGCGGCACTTGACAAGATGATGGGCGTCGTCGTCGATGAGAAATTTAAAGACGTCGTTGCATTCGCATCCCTGCGAGCGGCATATGCGAGGATCACGGGAGATCCTGACGTGCGCGGCATACCAAACCGCGACGGTGTGCGATTCGGTGAGGCTTACATGGCATATATGCAGTTGCCTGCGGCGTACAGTTCGTCCACCTTCACCTATGCCCTGGGCAATACCATGTACAGGCGGCTGATCCAGGACTACAATATCCCCAGGTGGAGAGAGGACATCCTGATCTCATACAAGAGAAATGCGCGTGACTTCAGGACACTCGAGTCGGTGCGGATCGGCTACTTCGGAGATATCGCTGACGTCGATCCGGAGACCGCGGACTATCAGGAGATCCCGATGATCACTGACGAAGAAGTCAGTTATTCCCTCAACCAGAAGGGGGCCATTTTTTCGGTAAACCGAAAAGTCATCATCAACGACGATCTCAGGACAGTGCAGATGTCCGTGGCCCATATCGGACGGGCAGCAAAGAGAACCTTTTCAAACAGGGGTTGGGCTAAGATCGTCAATAATGCAACGTATAAGGGCGACAACACGGCGGTCGTCACGGCTGGCCACGGAAATCTTGGCTCAGTCGCGCTGACCAACGACGCGACAGGCATCACGACGCTGACGAATCGTCTGGTGGCCATGTATGGCCAGACGGAAAAGGATTCGGGCGCGATGCTGGGTCTTGAGCCGAAATACCTCTGCGTGCCGCGGGCATACCTCGAAGTCGCCAAGGGACTGAATTCACCCTGGCCGGGAGTCGCTGGTGGAAACCCCCATGCCGGCCGTTTCGGTGAAAAACATGAAAACATCATCACGATGTTGCTCACCGCGGACACAAATGACTGGGTGCTCGTCGCGGATGCCGGTGACGTGGAACTCCTGGAAGTGGCCTTCCTGAACGGACAGGAACAGCCGGAACTCTTCGTCGCGGATAATCCGCTGGTGGGGCAAATGTTTATGGGCGACAAGATCCAGTACAAGCTCCGCCATGAGTATGAATGGGAAATAGTGGATTACCGCGGCTTCGATAAGTCGGTTGTCGCGTAATACAGATCCTAAAAACAGCGGGGCGGGTGTGACTCCCGCCCCCATCGAATAGAAGAAGGAGGATAAAGATATGCGGTATTTCAAAAAGTTAACAGAAGCATTTCTGATGATAGTTATTTGCGTGATGTTTCTGCTGATGACCGTCGCGCCGTCAGAGGCCGCGATTAATTGGCTACAGAAGAATGTGCGTTTTTCGGCGACCGCCGGAGCGACTCTTGTTACCGGCGACCCCGTCTATATCAGCGGCTCCGACGGCAAGGCATATAAGGCAATGGCGGACCAGTCTACAGCACGCCCCTGTGTTGGCATCATTGACAAGGGCGGCGTATCCGGAAAAACTGTTGAAATTGTAGTTGACGGCGTCATCACCGGCATGACCGCGGCAAGTCCCGGCGGGCGCATATATCTTGCGAACAGTCCGGGCGGCCTGACGGCCACAGCGCCCACGAATGCAGAGATTGTGGGATGGGTTCTACCAGGTGCGGCAAGCGCTGCGACGTCCACGACATACTATATTCGTATTCAAATGCCGAAATCGGCAGAGGCGGGTTACTGATTCGTGAACAAAGCTTATCAGACAATATTACTTGCAGCCGTCCCCGGGCTGATGTTCTGCATCATCCCGGCGGGCGGCATGCCCTTCCGCCTGTCCTGGCAGCTCGTTGCCATATGGATTGCATGCGGCGCGGTGGTAGTCATGCTGTCTTCCTGGTGGTGGAGGCTCTTTCTGCTCCTCGCCCTTCTCCGTACGGCAACACGCATTCCCCCGGCATATGACGAATATATTTCACTCCTAATGATCGCCATGTTCCTGGCCTGTGCAGAGGGATTCAGCCGGATCGACAGGGAAAAGACGATGGATTTTATGTGCATCGCCGTCCTGATTATCCTTGACTGGATGTCCCTGCAGAGGCTCGGGATCGCGCATCTTTATTTCGGCGTACCCGGCGGACTGTTCAACCCGGATACGGCCGCAATTTTCCTGGCGCTCTGCCTGCCCGGATGTTTCCGCAAATGGAGTTTCAGATTTGAATCCGTTTTTGCTTACCGGCTACTCGCCCTCGCCCCGTGGCGCAGGGAGTGGAGATATATGTTGGTCCCCCTCATCTTCGGCGGGTTGTACATGGCCTGGTCCACGACGGGCTTCCTGGCAGCCCTCGCGGCCATGTCGGTGTATATCTGGCTTTCCGTAACGGATAGGCGAAATATCCGCATGGGCATGTATGCCGTGTTGCTTCTTGCCGGCGTCTGGTTCTGGCAGGTGAAACCCCTGGACCTGATGACGGATAACTCCAGATGGATCACATGGAAACATGCGGCATGGTCTCTCCGGTCAGAGGCATTCGGCAGAGGACTGGGGAGCTGGGAGTGGGTCTTCCCCTTGCTTGCGTCCGGTGATCCCCGCCTCGGCAAAGTGACATATGAAAACGGGGTATTATTGGCACAGGATGTCTTCGCCCAGGCTCATAATGAATACATACAGACCCCTTTCGAGATGGGCGTGCAGTCGTTGGCGCTCATCCTAGCTTTTCTTGCCACTGTGTTTATCGTGATTTACAGGAAGGCGGTACATCCTCTTGAAGCGATGGGGATGACTGCGCTCATTGTGAGTTGTTTCGGCTTTTTCTGCATGCATGTCCCGCCGACGGCATTATTGGGCTGCGCGTGGCTCGGATTGTGGCACAGGAACCGACAGAACCAGGGCACGTTCGAGAGAGAGGGCGCCCTGATGAGCGAGGTTACGCAAGGAACCGGAGATCGCCGTTCCTGGGCGATTTAAAACGGTCGGGCAAAATCGGAGGATTCGAAAATGAGAGACAGGGAAGACAGGCTGGCAAAACGGATGCGGCAGATAGCCTTAGGGGCGTTTGTGGCAATTTGTGCGGTTGTAGCTATAGGTCTGATTGAGAATTTTGACATATCGGTACCTGTCAGCGCGGAGGACCGAAGGACAAGGATCATCAGTTTCCTCTCCAGTGGGACATATACGGCCGCGACTGGTTATTCGACCGCATTTGAAGTTTCGGCCTATGCCGAGGGGCAGATATTCGTCAACGTCACCACGAAGAATGGGGCATCGACCCTCGATGTAACCATCCAGACGTCTCCGGATAATCTGACCTGGTACACGCACACGACGATCGGGCAGATCACGGCGACCGGGCAATACCGGCAGGCAATCGCAAACTTTGGAAAATACGTGCGCGTTAGCTATGTGGTGGGCGTCACGAGTTACGTTTTTGACATATCCGGAATATTCAAGAATTAAATCCCTCCTAACCTCCCTTTCCAAAGGGAGCAGCGCGAGGGCATGAGGGACGATATGAGCACGAGGGAGGACTACATAGCGGCAGTCGGCATTCTGGTGCAGGGCGATTTTCCCCTTGGAGAGCCCGAGAGGATCAAGGCAATCACTCAGGCGCTGGACGAACATTCCAAACACCGCCCGCTGGTCATCACCGAAGACGAATCCGGTACCGGCTCCTTCGACTACGCGATCTCGCTCCTCGGTTCCTGGTCGGAGACGTTCTCCGATATCATACAGATCGAATATCCCGTCGATGACTCGCTCCCGATCCCGAACGTTCTCGATGGCGACGCGTGGCAGATATACATAAAGCCGGCCGGAAAGTTCATGCGCTTTCTTAATGCGACACCATCATCCAGAGAATCTTTCCGCGTCAGCTATACGACACCCCATACATGCACGGATGCCGCATGCACCGTGGCGACAGCCGATGACGAAGCGGTACATATACTGGCGGCGGCGTTTTTCTGCGATATGCTCTCAACCTATTTTGCGCAGACGACAGACAGTACCATCCAGGCCGATAGCGTGGACCATAAAAGCAAATCCCGCGATTATGCGGCCAGGGCAAAGGAATGTCGCCGCCTTTATGCGAGTCATATGGATCTGAAGGACGGCGACACGGCATCGCCGGCCACGGCGGTTGTGGATCTCAGTGAGAAATATCCAGGAGGCCTCGAGAGACTAACGCATCCGCGATGGGCAAGGAACAAACGGTAATGGAAGATTTCAGGGCCTATATAACCGTAAAGGATGAGACTCTCCGGCAGGGAGCGGCGATCGTACAGAAGAACCTGGACGCCGCCATGCAGGAAAGCGTTTTGTTCCTCGAGGGGAGGGTGAAAAAATATATCATCGATGCCAAAAAGATCGGAGTCCACGGAGCCAAGGGCGGTTTTCTCGCAAGTGTTGGCGGAGAGGTACAGGGAAAGGGGAGCCCGGCAATAAAGGGAATCGTTTTTACAGGCAGCCCTTACGGTATCGTGATTGATAAAGGCCGCACTCCCCAGAAGAAGATGCCGCCGGAAGGCACTCTATTGAGTTGGATGGTCTTGAAGATGGGCATCGATGAAGAACAGGCGAAGAAACTGGAATTTGTGGTCAGGCGAAAGATCGGGCAGAAAGGCTTCCCCGGCGCACACGTTTTTGAACGAGCATGGAATGACGACTGGGCCGGCCTGCAGAGGATATTCGACAATATGGGACTTAAAATAACCAGGGAGATGAACAGTTGAGCGACAGCACGCTAAGGGAATCGATTAATTCTCTTCTTTCGGAAGTTCCCGGCACCGGCGCCGTCTATAATTACGAACGCTGGGCAAAAGACGATGCCGCCTTTCTCGCTTTTTTTAAAGTCGACGGCAAGATAATGGGATGGGAGATCACCAGAAACGCGGTGCCCAAAATAGAACGTATCGGCAGCAAGTTCAAGGTGACTCATTCCTATCTGCTGAAAGGATATTACGGGCTGCAGGATGCGAAGGCCTCCGAGATTTCTTTCAATGCGATCGTGGACGCCATACTGCTTCAGTTCATGAGCAAAAAAGTAACGGGCGCATGCCTGCATACGCTCCCGAAGGTAAATTCGATCGAGCCGCGCATGTTCGGCCCCGTCCTCTGCCATTGCGCGATGATCGCTCTCGATGTCCCGGAAGTAGTGGAAGCGGTGTCCGATGATGTGATCACGGATCTGATCACAGTCGATCTTAATTATTACCTGAAACCCGGCGATGACATATCAGACGCCGAGGATATAGTTACATTGCAAGGTCAATAAAGGAGGAAATATGAAAGTAATATCAGCGCCGGGCACGCGTTGCCCGATGGAAGGAAGGCCGAGGGAATATATCAATGATTCCGAGCCGCAAAATGTCCCGGATACTGCGTACTATATTCGCCTGGTCGGCGAGGGATCCCTCTTGGCTGCGACAGCGGCTCAAACCGCTAACGGAGAAACAAAAATCAAAAAAGGAGGGAAGGACTGATGGCCTCACCAAACATTTCTTTCGACCAGATTCCCAGTTCCATCAGGAAGCCTGGAAAATATTTTGAATTCAACACCAAACTGGCGGTGCGGACACTTCCAGCCAACCTGCAGCGCATGCTGATTATCGCGCAAAGACTGGCAGCAGGTACCGTCGCACAACTCATTCCGACCCTAGTCTTTTCCGACAGCGATGCGGCCGCATACTTCGGGAACGGCTCCATCGCTCACCTGATGGTCAGGGCGGCGATCAAAGCCAATGCCTATCTGGACTTGACCGTCTGCGCCCTGGACGATTCCGCAACAGCTCCGGTTGCCCGCGTGCATACTCTGGCGCTTGTCGGCCCCGCCACTTCCAGCGGCGTTTTAACGCTATATGTCGGAAACGTCTGTTATCAGATCGGCATCAATTCTGCGGATTCAGCCACCATTATCGGCGCCGCCCTGAAATCGGCGCTGGACGGTGATCCAGCGCTGCCCTTTACCTATGTTCATACCACCGGCACACTGGTCTTCACCGCCAAAAACAAGGGCACCGTGGCTAACCAGATTGATTTTACCGCCAATATCACGGCAACCGGCGTCACGGGAACTTTAACGGCAACCACACCCGGTTCGGTTGACCCGGTGCTCGCCACGGCTCTGGCCGCCGTCTTCGCAGAACAATATAACATCATCGCCAGCCCGTTTATTGATGCGACATCGCTTACGTCGCTCAAAACGCACCTGGACAATGTCTCCGGACCGCAGGAGGAGCGCCCTGGAATCGGAGTAGTCGCCGATGACGACGTCCTGGCAACGGTCACCACGCTGGCCAGTACCGTCAATTCCGGCCGCATCGTTTGCGCCTATTTGCGCGGCACCTACAGTCCGGCCTATGAAATCGGCGCCGCAATGGCGGCAGTGATGGCCTTTGAGGAAGACCCGGCCCGCCCATTAAATACTCTCGCACTGGTCAATATCGCCGCTCCTGCTATAGCGAATCGATTGTCCCGGACAGAGCAGGAAAACTGCCTCTACAACGGAACAACGCCGCTGGAAGTGGGTCCCGGTGAAGTGGTTCAAATCGTCCGCGCCGTCAGCACATATATTAAAGACCCGCAGAGTATTCTCGATATATCACTTTTGGATATCACCACGATCCGCACCCTCGATTATGTGCGGGCAGCCATCCGGACCCGCATCGCGCTGAGATTCCCGCGCGAAAAACTCTCCAGCAGAACGCCGGCCGCCGTCCGCGATCAGATCATGGACGTTCTGGAGCAGTTGGAGCAATTGGAAATCGTCGAGAATGTGGCGGACAATGCCAACGGCGTAATCTGTGAAAGGGATCTGCAGGATCCGAACCGGCTCGATGCGAAAATCCCCACGGATGTGGTGAATGGGCTCCACGTGTTCGCCGGCCGCATCGATCTGATACTATAATTTATCCCTGTCCCCCTTTTCATAAAGGGGGACTAGGGGATTTAAGGAGGCTCTCATGGCGGAAGAATTTGTATCCCAGGTGCTCCTGGAAGTGGACGGGCAGTCCATCACCGATTTCAAAACGGTGGAAGAAAAAGAATTTGAGGTTTACAAGGCGGTGAACCTCATGAATACAACCGGGCATATGAAAACCAAGGAACGGTACGGCGTAAATGTAGAGTATATCGTCCCGATGGATACCCCAGAATTTGATTTTACCGCGGTCAAGGGCGGCAAGATCGTCATCGACTACCAGAACGGCACGCGCATCAATTACAGCGGCGTCTACGTGCTCGAGATCGGCGCACTGAAACATGACGGCGATAAAGAATCTTCCCGGACCATAAAATTCTCGGCGAAAACCCGGAAGTAAGGAGTAGACCATGTTTACCGAAAAAGGGACACTCCCTATCGGCGTCGAATATGACGGCAAGGTCCATAGTGATTTTGAAATCCGCGAGCAGATCGTCCGCGACATGATAGACGTCTTCGACGATCCCAAACAGGCCCTGCGGGCGGCGGTGAACAGCTATTATCTCGGCATCTGCATCACGGCGAATCTGCTCATAGGCATCGGCACGATCCCGAAAGAGGCCATCACGGCGGATATGCTCCTCGGCATGTACCAGGAGGACATCAACGCTCTGAAGGCTGCGGAGAAGAGGTTGGAAGAACGCCGGGATTCCTTTCGCGACAAGGACTGAGACGCGCCGTAAACTGATCGTCTCCCTGCTCCGGCGGGGGTTCGAGTATGACACTATTTTGGCGATGCCGGAAAGAGAAGCCTGGCAATACCTGAAATCCTGCAGGGAGCTGGAAGACCCGACCGCCAAGGGTAAAACATACCGGGTAAAGAGAAAGCGGAAATGAACGAAGGAAGCATGAAAATAATGATGGAGCTCTCTGCAAATGCAGCAAAGCTACGCGACGGTCTGCGGGACGGGTCAAGGCATGTTTCCGATTTCGTGCAGCATGCGACATCGCAGATCGGCCTGCTCGGAACCGCTATGACAGCGCTTGGGACTGGCTTGGTGCTGAAGAAGCTCTTTTCCCTCCGCGATTTCATGCCCATTGATGCATCCATCCTGATGATGAAGGCAAACCTCAAGGCCACCGCCGAGGAGGCGGACGAATTAAAAACACGCCTCATATCGATGGCAGGAAGCGCCGGGCAGGACATGCAGCAACTCTTTGCCTCCGCAAAGAAACTCTCCATCGCTTATAAGCCGGACGATATCATGCAGATCATGGCGGCATCTGCGTCGTCGGCCAAGGCGATGGAGGCGGATCTTGACACGGTCACGGACCGGGTCGTCCAGATGATGAAGATTTACCGGCTGGCTCCAAGTGAAGCCAAGGGTGTCGCGGATGCCATCGTCGCCTCGCGTGCGAATTTAGAGCAGTTGGACACTATTCTCCAGCGTCTGGCTTTACGGGGAGGCTCAAAAAAAGCGTACACCGAAACATTAGGTTTTCTTTTAGGGCTCAGTAAAGCGGGAATGAGCAATCCGCGAGTCGTCGGCCAGGTAAATGAGGTTCTGGATGCGCTCCAGAGTAAAGCAGATGTTCTCCAACATAGCGGGATAAAGATGTTCGACATTGACGCTAAGACCGGCGAGAAGAATTGGCGCGATCAGATCGAGGTATTGAAAGATCTTCAAGTATATTTAGAAAAACATAAAAAAACCCTCTCCTCAAAGGAATATAAGGAAGGACTTAATAAAATATTTGGTGAGAACGCTGAAAGAAAGTTGGATTTCGTCTTTAAACAAATCGAAGCCTTTAAAGCCGGAATAAAAGATATGGGTAACGCAGGGGAGATCGCCGCCAAGCGTTTGGAGGGTGCCACGGAAACCTGGGGACATCAGTTTGATAAAATTAAGGGGAACCTGGACGCGATCAAAATGGATTTGGGGTGGCTTTACGACCTGGCTAAAAAGCCGGTGAAGTTTCTTGCGGATTCATCGGGATTGACAAAAGGGGCGGCCTATGGCGCCGCGGGATTGTCAACGGCGGTTCTTCTGGGCCTGGGCTATGGCAAGATAAAGAATGTTCTGGGGAGCCTCGGCAAGATGGGCGGCGGCATCGCCGCGGGGAAGGCCGTGGAAGCGGCAACCGGTGTGACCCCCGTATTCATCACAAACTGGCCTGCCGGAGGACTCTTTCCCGGCGGCGGCATCACGCCTGTCCCTGGGGGCGACACAGTAAAATCCACCGCGGCGAAGGTGCTCCCCTGGCTGGTGGTGCTGGCCGCGAATCCCGTGACCTTGGCAATCGGGGGCACTGCGGCTCTGGCGTTTATGACCTATAAACACCCGGAACTCGCCGACATGGCGGAGGCGCATCTATATGACGATCACAGGGATGTTCATGAATCTCATGAGGAGATATTGCAAAAGAGTTTTTCCTCCATGAAACCTCCGGAAGTCAAAAACGACATACAGATGAATATCCGCATCGATAAGGATGATAGGGTCTGGGCAGAGACCAGCGACTGGTTTACCAAAATCGGAATTAACCTGGAGCGCGGTGCATTCTGATGGCAATCACGGTTAAGCAAACTTTTGACAAAGGCACTCTGGACGATCTCCCCATCGAGATGGAAACCATCGACGATACCTTTGAAAAGGCCATCGCCAAATACGACTATCCATATGCCGATGGAGCCGATCTTGAGGACATGGGGGAAAAAGCGCATACTATCAAAATCCGCGCCTATTTCTATGACGACGTCGATAAAAACTCCAGCGGCTATGACGATCATATTTTGCTCCTGAACAATCTGACGGATAAAGGCCTGGTACCCTTCGACCACCCGAAATACGGCCTCATGCAGGGAAAAATAGAATCCATCTCCGTCCACCATGACGACGAGGCGCGTTGCGCCGAGCTGGATATCTCGTTTGTGGAGCAGATGCGCGGCGTCATTGAAACGCTCGATCTGCCGCCGGTAAAATCCTCTCTCGAAGAGGCCTATATCGCGGGGCAGTCGGCGCAGGAAAACAAACTCGGCGCCGACCTCAAAAAGGCTCTCGCTGCTTGTGATGCCGGCGCGGTAACCAAAATACTGGACGCCGGGCAGGGACTCCTTGCCCAGGTGCAGGAATATACCGCAAAGACCAGGTCATTCGTCGGCACAGTGGAAGGATATATATCCACTGCCGAGGCGACCGTTAGCCAGATAACGAGTCCCATCAATTCACTCCAGGCGACAATCCAATACAGCCTCACCCTCCCCGGCCGGATCCTCGGCTCCATTGCCGGTGCGGTGGAAAAGACGGCGCTGCTTTATCAGACTATCGACAATTATCCTGCGCTGTTCCTCGGCAATCTGCGGAATGCATTTGACGGCCTCTCCAGCGCATTCCAGGATTTCGGGAAGAAGGATCCGTCCTCTCCCGCGCCGGCACCGGCGGATCTGATGACCACCCATCTCCAGATTGCGTGCGCCCAGCGACTGGCGTTAGAAGCAGCGGGTATCTACGATGCGGAAGAGACTGCCTTTAAGGAGGGCGACCCGGACTTTCAGATCCTGACTATCGGAGAATTCGAGCAAACCCTGGCGTCGGTCCGCGATGTTATTGAGACGGCCGTCGAAAACGCACGCGCCGGCGAAGGGAGCGATGATCTTGTTTCATCCTTGAAAACGATGGCGGAGGCGCTCCTGATCCACGTGAATAAAATCCGTCTCGAACGCGAAAAAATGATGCAAGTCACCCTGGATAACCCCATGCCGCTGCATATCGTCTGTCTTAAATACGGCCTGTCCTATACAGATGCGGAGCGACTGCTGAAAGTGAACCGGATCCGGAACCCCAACTTCACGGATGGGGAGGTATTTGTCTATGCCCGATAAGATCGAGTTGCAGATCGGTAATGTCCGCATCCAGCATTTTCTGAGCTATCAGGTCGACGCGGACATTTATACTCCCGCCGCCGCTTTTCAATTCCAGCTTTCCAATCCGGAGACTGATATTACGGCAGGCATGGATTGCAAACTCTATGTTAACGACGCCCTCGAACTGACAGGAATCGTCGATAAGGTAAATCGTAAGGCCGATAAAAACGGCGTGGCTCTGGCCGTCGCGGGCCGGGACCTGATGGGTATCGCGGTGGACTCTTACTGTGAAGACTTTATCAGCGTCGCCGGGAAAAAATTGAAAGACCTCGCGGAGCTGCTGCTTTCACGGATATATCATCTGAATCGCATTAATGTCGTATATCAGGAAAATGTTGCAGGTAAACTGAAGAAGAAAAGCAAAGTTGCCGCCAAGGGTGGCTATATCGGACTCCTCGAGGCCCCGCAGAGGATCTCGCAGATCGAGCCGGGCATGACGATCTTCGAGGTACTAAAGCCTTATGCCCAGAGTAGGGGAATGCTTTTTTATTCCTTGCCCGACGGAACATTTGTATTCGGGAGGCCAAAGGCGATGGGGGAACCTGCGTATACATTGCACCTCTCACGGGATGGCATCGGGAATAATGTCATCGAATCCGAGAAAATCGACGATATCTCTAAACGCTATTCCAAGTACACGATAATGGGCCAGCAACAGGGGCAGGATGTGCAAGGGATATTCGGCGGTGCGTCGAAGATTAATACCAAGGCCAGCGTTACGGATCCCGATTTCCCCTTTTACAAGCCATTCGTCGGCCACGATAACAATGATCAATGGAGTCCTCAAGAACATGCCCGGATGCGGATGGAAAAGCATCGGCGGGAAGGCATGAAATTGGAATACAAAGTCGCCAGGTACAGCCAGAACGGGAAAAACTGGACGATCAATGAACTCTGCCAGGTTAAGGATGAGGTGCAGAAGATCGACAAGGTCTATCTTATTTATGGACGGACTTTTGAATTATCGAAAAACGAGGGACCTATAACGAGATTGAAATTAGGGCCTCCGGGGTTGGTGGCATGATACGCGGCATTGTCAAACAGGTGATCGAAGGAGTAATCAAGCGGTTTTCCGCTTACGGCCGGACGGATGAAACCATCGATGACCGGGAATATTTCCAGCATTATGGATTTACGTCGCGTCCAAAACCGGACGCGGAATTGATTATCATCCAGGAGGATAACCACTACGTGGCCATTGCCTCCGATGACCGTCGATACCGCATTGCCCTGGAAGAAGGCGAGGTCGCGATCTATACGGACGAGGGCGACAAGATTCATTTGATGCGGGATAAAACCATTCATATCGTCAGCGGGAATAAGCTCATCGCCGATGTGACGAATGAAGTGGACATAACAACGATAAAGGCCGTGGTGACGGCGTCGGAAAGTTGCCAGGTTAACAGCCCCATTATCAATCTAGGCGATGATCGCGGCACGGTCCGTTATCTCGTTGACCAGCGGCTGATCGACCTGTTCAATAATCATACCCATGCGGGCGTAACAATCGGCACGGATTCTTCCGCTGCTGCGGGGCAGATATTATCGCTTAATAATGTCTGCACTATAAAAACGAAGGCGGATTAAAGTTTAAATGGATTTCATGTTGCAAATCGATAACCGGACCGGCCTCGCTGCCATGACAGCCGATGAGACCGAAACGATCATGAATAACGTATATCTGTCGATCATGGTTGAACAGGGATCGTTTTTTTATGATCCGCAATTCGGATCAAAATTGCATCTTCTAAAGCGCGAGAAAAATACGGACAGGACGGCGCGACTGGCCGAGGATTATTGCCGGGAAGCCCTGCAGTGGCTTCTGGATCAAGGCAAGACGACACAGAACGATGTCTATGCCGAGCGGGACCTTACACAGAATATCAATCGTTTGAAGCTCCTGGTGCAGGTCACGCCGATCGCGGGGCCGCCGGTGCAATTTCAAACATTCATTCCGGTGGTATGACATATGACGAACTTTCAGAAAGATTTTGATACATTATTCAATGCCCTCCTGACTGATTGGCTAAACCAATATCCGGAGGCAGATCTGTCAAAGGGCAGTCTCATTTATGTGAAGTCCGCGTGCCTCGCTTCCGCACTTTGGGGCTTGTATAAATACCAGGACTGGATCGCAACACAGATTTTCCCGGACACCGCCGAAACCGCGCAATTGGAACATCACGCATGGGTGCGGGTCATCACGCGGACTGTCGGAGAGACGGATGCGGATCTGCTCGCCCGTCTGCTGGAATATATCCGCCGGCCGCCAGCTGGTGGTAATCAATATGATTATGTTAAATGGGTGCTCTCCCTTAATTACGTTGCGAAAGTCTGGTGCTTCCCCCTGGCGCAGGGACTGGGCACAGTTGATGTGGTAATACTGGCTCATGCGGATACGACGGGTTCGGAGATCCCCAGTTCCCATGCAATGGCAGGGACCGCCACATCGCTGCTTGCGAATAAATTGATTGACGGCGCCGCGAATTTTACGAATGCAGTCAACCCGGTGCGGATCGGGGATGTGGCTGTAAATAATGGTCCGCAAACTCGTGCCGTCGTGACTGGCGTGGACAGCGCAACGCAATTATCCTTGGATACGGATATTTTTACCGTCGTAACGCAGGCTTATACCGTAAAATCCCTCACCGTGCAGGTGCACGATTATATCGATGGTGTCCGGCCCGTGACAGCCTCTGTCGTCCGCATATTGCCTCCCACCCCGCAGTTACAAGATGTGACGATGGCGGTCACCGGGCCCGCTGTAGACAAAATAAAAATCGCCGCACAAATTACCGCGTATATGCAGTCACTGATCCCGGGCCAACCGCTCTATCGGACCCAGTTAAGCGCGATCGCGGTGGCGGCAGGCGCCGACAATGCGACCATCACTGTACCGGCTGCGGACGTTATACCGGCGGGGTATGCAATGCTGAGGCCAGGGAATATATCGGTCACATGAATTGATCTTGAGTCATAAATTATGAACCACAGCGATGTATTGAAATTATTATTTCCGGTTGAATTATCCGGGATCCATGATACCGACATGGCCATCGATGGGGGCGCCCTCGATGATACTCAAACATCCGCTGAGACGCTTCTGATGGAAATGTTTCCGGATATGACGAGTGAATTAATCGCGTCATGGGAGCGGGTATACGGTGTCATCCCGGCGGCCGATGCCACTTTGCAATCGCGGCGAAATGCCGTCGTCGCCAAAATACGCAATCGCAGAGGATTGTCCAGGCAATATTTTATCAACCTGGCCCTATGCATGGGTTGGACGATCACCATCGATGAATTGCTCCCCTTTATGAGTGGATACGGACGATCCGCAGACTACCTTTATGTTCCAGAATGCCGCTGGATCTGGCGTGTGAACGTGGCGGGATCCGCGGTATCTTGGTTTCGGACGGCCATGTCTGCCGCGGGCGAGCGGTTAACCTGGTGGATCAGCAACGCGACACTGGAAGAATTGTTCAACGATTTAAAACCTGCCCATACGTACGTTTTGTTTAATTATTCATAAGGAGGAGTTATGGCCAAAACAGTCTTCGTGGACGGCAATCCCTCACAGCAGATATTGGGGACCATCGTTAATGCCGCTTTTTTAAACGCGCTTAATAACCACCGCCATCGCGGCCTCGCCGTCGACGGCGACGGCGCCATTGATTTCGCCGTCGATACGGGAGCGGCCAATGCCTATGCAGTCGCTCTCACTCCGGCCCTCACGGCACATGTCCCCGGCATGCCGATTGTGATCATCGCGGCCCATGCCAACACAGGGGCGTCAACCGTTGCCGTAAATGGCATGGCGGCCGTGCCAATCAAACTTCCCAATGGCTCGGATCCGCCCGCAAATAGCATCATAGCGGGAGGACTGTTCATCGTCGTTTATGACGGAACAAATTATCAGTTGATTTCATTCACGGGGATAGACCGACTACCCGCCGGCGCTATGCTTGACTGGCCCACAGAAACAGTGCCACCTGGTGCCCTGGAGCGTGCCGGCGCATCGCTTCTGAGGACGACCTATGCGGCCTTATTCGCTGTGATAGGTACTTTATACGGTGCGGCGGACGCGAACCATTTCAATCTTCCTGATGACCGCGGTCGTGTTCCACGATACTGGGATCACGGGAAAGGACTTGATCCGGATGCGGCTATCAGAACAGCGGTAACGGCGACCGGTGCAACCATGATAGCAGGGAATCACGTCGGAACGGAACAGGCAGACGGGTTTATGACGCATGGGCACCAAGAAAAGGCTTGCGGAAGTAGCGGGTCACAAGGCGCGGAGCTTCTATACACTTTCGGAGATCCTGGCACATGGGGCGCCTTAAACGTTGACACCGTTGCAACCGGCGGCAATGAAACGCGTCCGATCAACAAATATGTTATGCCTATAATTTACTATTAGGGGAGATATCATGAAAATATATCATTACCACCACGAGACGGGAGAATTTTTGGGATGCACAGATGCGAGTCTGGATCCATTAGAAAGTAAAGTGCAGGGTCATGACGTATTTTTGATTCCTGCCCACGCCGCCGAGATCGCGCCTCCGGAATTACAGAAAGGAAAGGCGCGGGTATTCAGGAATGGAGAATGGCTGCAGATCGAGGATCACCGGGGCATCCCGATTTACAGCACCGTCGACGCCCACGTCAATTCGATGGTCGCTCTCGGCCCGGTTCCTGATGGATATACGCTGCTCGTTCCGTGTCAATTTCCGAAATGGGACGGGGGGAAATGGGTGCTGGATGAGGAAAAGAAAAAAGAGAGTGACAATGCATCGATCAAGGCTACTCTCGCCGCGATTGATCTACAATCCATCCGGTCACTTCGAGAATGGGTCGCGAAACAGTCTGATGCCCCGCAGATCCTCAAGGATCACGAATCTGCGGGCCAGGCGGCAAGAGCCACGATCGTTAAATAAAACGCGGACAGTATTCCAGGGAGTCCAACCTCCCCAGACCATGTGCCAGAAGCACAAGACGGGATAACCCGCTACCATCCGCTCGACCGAACGGATAGATTCATAGCAGGGTTAATTCCTCATTGCAACGGGAGGTTGGTATGAAGAGCTTCTTGGCATACATGGGCGGAAAATCGCTGCTTGCCGGTAAAATACTTGAGAAAATACCTGAGCATAATTGTTATTGCGAGGTGTTCGCGGGAGCAGCCTGGTTGCTGTTTAAAAAGGACGAAATGACATCCCACGTCGAGATTATAAACGATATCAATACCGACCTGGTGACCCTCTACAGAGTCGTAAAGCACCACCTCGAAGAGTTCATCAGGTACCTGAAATGGATACTCGTCGCCAGGGATGAATTTGAGCGATTCAGGGCCGAGACGCCGGAATCACTGACGGACATACAGAGGGCCGTCCGATTCTATTATCTATTGAAATCAGGGTATGCGGCGAGGATCAAGAATCCATCGTTTTCCGTGGCCACAAGCGCCAGACCGCGCCTCAACCTGCTTCGGATAGAGGAAGAGTTGTCGGCTGTTCATCTCCGCATGGCGAGGGTCTACATCGAGAATAAGCCATATGAGCAGTTTATCGCTCGTTTCGACAAACCAGACACCTTCTTCTATTTGGATCCTCCTTATTATGGCTGGGAGGACCTCTACGGCGAAGATATTTTCCACCGGGAGGATTTTCTGAAGCTTAGGGATGTCCTGAAGAGCATTCAGGGCAAATTCATATTATCGATAAATGACGTGAAGGAGATCAGAACCTTATTCAAGGGCTTTTATATGGAAAAGGTTAACACATCTTACTCTGCCGGAGGGGCCGACAAGAAGAAGAAAGTAACCGAATTACTGATCATGAATTACGAGCCGATATTGTCACAGTAGGCTCGGCAGAATACATAAATCCTGCCGCATTTTGTCTCTTTTTTAAGAAGTTCGTAGGTGCGACAGGATTGGTGCGTCTGCGATTTCGGGTGCAATTTCTTTCTCCAACTATCTGCAAAAAATCTCCAACTATCTGCAAAACTATACAGAACAATTATCTTGGATATTATCGTGCGCCTTATTGAAGATCTCACGGGGAGTCGAAAGCATCATAAGCTGGCTGAAGAGACTTCTTTGACTGACAT